CAGGCTGTAAAAAAGTCAGGGTCTGCACCAATTGAAGATCCGGGAATCATCCACGAATTTCTTGACATATAATTCCTTACTTGTTATGCACTGGACCGCTGAGTGCTCGTTGTGCAACATGGCCAGCCAAGGCTCCTGCGGCCACAGCGGCTAAACTACTTAAAAATCCATTGCCTGAACTTGATCCAACAATTGCACCTGCTCCAACATCACGCAACTCGGCATTGCCTGCGTCTGTGAGTTCCCAGCCTTTATTTTGTGACAATGTGGTCAGTACTGGAAACAATTCGCTTCTACGGCCGCGAACTCTGTAATACTGTAATAGCCTAGTTATGCATAGCTGTTTTTGGTATGTACTGATTTTATCCCAATCAGTGACCAGTCTACGCAGACTTTTATAGTTGCTGATGTTGATGCCAAGCTGACTTTCAATCCTATACATCAAACGAATAGCAGTGATAGAACTCATGCCAGATGTAATTCCACGCAAGAAATCTTTGAACATTTTTTGTTGTGGATGTATCTTAGACGCAAGGATTGCATTTTGTGTTTCTGCATTTAGTTTCAAAGCAGTTTCGCCATGTGGATTCAAAACAATATGAATGCCTTGATACAAGTCTGTGCCGCCAACTCGTGCCACTTGAAAATTACCAAACATTCCTGTTTTATTAGCATAGGTCTGTGCAAAGCCAGCAGTTTCAAATTCCTTACTCAAAAGGTACAAAGTAATCATGTTTAAAAATACGCTGTCAGCAGTATCTCTTAGAGTCATTTGCTCCAAGTATGCGTTACGAAACATTTTACTTTCGTTACAATTTTCTCTAATGAAACTAAAGCTGTTGTCTTCCATATTATTCCTCTTTCATAAACAGTGGTCTGTTTACAAATTTAATTTTACCATGTGGTGTGTCTGACACAAATCCTTCGTGACCAGTTTCGCCGTTTATATCTGCCATAACATCACTACCAGGATGAGAATCCAATTGACCCTTCATATGCATTTTCAATGCTACCAGTGCATTTACCAATTTCCACATTGTTTTGTAAGCAGGTTGATTGCCTTCAATGTGTGCAATGACATTTTGTCTTTTGTTTTCTGTCAACTTACTTAGTGCTGGATCATTTACCCAATTGATAAACTCCTGCGCGGCGCCTGTCAGGTCCATGTCGCCTTTTCTTGCCTTGTAATTCAAGTAGCTCTTGCATAAGTCACCAAGATTGCTAATCTTCAATGATCCAATGGTATACGGATCAAGGAACTTTTCAATTGGCTTGCCTTTGGCAATCAAACCAGCCACTGCCTGCACATAACTGTCATCTAATGCATGTGTGGTGCCTTGTTCAATTTTCATTTCTGGGTTTAAAATTAACAACTTGGCTGTGGGTGTTAATCCAAGAGATTTTACCGATTCAATTGCTCTAGGTTCTTCGTCTGTGCGGCTTTCAAATATGCTATGCACAACAACGCCTGCGGTGCTGAGTTTAATAGTGTCGCCAAGGTTGCTGTCTTTTGGAATACGATATCTGACCTTGTTGGGTTTGAATACAAAATTACCTTCATCGTCCAAAGGCGGGCGATTCATCCACATTACATCGCCTTGGATGTAACCTTGAAACTTTTTAGGAACTGCCTTTTCAAGCATGGGATACAACTTGGCAAGATGGCCGGCGTAGTCTAACCGACCTGGCTCATCTGGCTTGCGATTATAAATCATATCTCTAAACATTGATTGACTACGAGCCATGCCATCATACTTCTTTGCACCAAATCCAGCCTTGTCAGTGAATACAAATCCACCTTCGTCGCGGCCAAATATAATTGCTGGCGTGCCATCCCACTTTACTGATGTGCTGATTGGATTGCCTGCGGCATGTGTGATTGCATCAAGTGCTCGCTGTGCCCCAGCAAGCCCTTCATCAAAGATAATATCTTCAGGATGGTCAATACGGGCCTTGGCCTCAGACAGCATACGCTTACCATTGATTGCTATTTCAAATATTTTCATGGTGTTGGGTTTGCCTTCAAGTACTCTGTTCTTGCTCTGTCAGATTCTGCATAGCCTCTGGCAATAAAGTCCTCGTTAGATTCGCCTGCGTTTTTTCTAAGAGCACTACGAGCCGCGTCTCCTGCTTCGTCTGCCTTTTTAAAGGTATCCTCAACTTCAGGTGGTGTGGTTGTTGGTGCGTCTCCTAGTTTCCCGCCAGTAAGATTTAAATTATCCAATGAAGTCATAATTTTTTGGCCCCAAGGCTGTACCAATTGTTTCCAAGAACGATCAGCGGATCCAGTTGCTTGTGCTTCTAGTGCGGCAGAACTTAAAAATGCTTTTGTTAAATTTGTAATTTGTAAGTTCAATTTCCTGGCCGCATCCTTTACTACTGCAACATCTACATTGATATCATGCCCACCCAATGCAGTTTCAATCTGTGCCAGGCTGACCAATTTTGGGCTGACTCCAGCGGCTTGTATTTCCTCCACTGACTTGTCAGTAAATTCCAGTAACTCGTTGACCAGGTTTGCAACCAAGTTTTCTAAGTTGTCTTTGTATTGTGGCGTTGGTTTCAATGACCGTAGCACAGGCGATGTTGGGTTTACCAATGTGGTGATAATTTGCTCGCCGCTGTTGTTGAACTTACTCAACAGCGTTGGATCTATTTTAAAACCAGCGCCTGGATTATCTTCGGCCTGAGTTGAAATATAAACCAATGCGGCCGCCACAATCATACCAACCGTTTTAATTGTTACATTGATATCATTTGCAAATGTTATTTCTGGAGTGCCTGATTGAATTGCATTGTACACTTGTGTCACT